TACTCTTTTCCCATTTGAGACTTAACTTCTTCTTTCTTTTTATTAATTTCTACGTCAGCTTGCATTACTTTATTTTTGATGCCAGCCTGTACCAACTGTCTTTCAAGTGTTTCAATAGTACCTTCCGCATCCTTATTAGCTTCGGATAATTGTTGTATTTGTCCTTGTAGTTGTGAGTAGAGTGATTTTCTTTTGACAATGCTCTCCTTGTTTTTAATATCAGTTTCAGCAAGTACAGCTATATCATCAACAATACCAAGTTGCATAAGCTGTTTTAGTTCTTCTAGATAAGCCCATCTATTAACTGGCAATGTAGAGCCTTGCACTACTCTTACATCATATTTAAGAGCTTCTATATCCATAGACTTGCCAATAGCTTCTCCCATATCATTATAGATTGGGATATTTATTTCCTGCTCTGACTGCTCACTAACTCCAGAAGCTTGAATCAATCTAAACCTCTTATAAGCAGTATATGTAGCTTGAGAGAATTGTAAAACTAGCTTACCAAGTTGTCTTAAAGCAGGTTCAATAGATGTATTCATCCACTGCTTAATACGTCTAGTACCATATTCATCTAATGCCAACATCCCTCTATATGTTTCACCTGCTTGAGAGCTATCACCCATCATAGAGCTATATATACCAGCTAAGTATTCCATATCTGACTTTCCTTCTTGTACTATCTGAAAGAATGCACTAGATAATGGAGCAGGTATAACTGGTGTAGGTCTTTCAACTCCAGGCCTAATAGGTAGTAATGCTCCAGGGCTAGAAGAATACTTTTCCCAAAGTTCTGCATCAATAGATCCTTCTTCATACATCCATCTAAGACTAGAACCTAGTGAAGCATTATGAACCATAATCTGGTGAGCTTTATTTATCTCTTGTTGTTTTCCAATTAAAGGTGATACAGCTGATATAGGATATGGAGTACCAGTCCATTTAAAATGAAATGGAACAACTGGATACTCTGTAATAATATCAGGCAATACTGTCTCATATAAAAGCTTATCACCTGCAACGCATGTTTGTTTAATTCTTGGAGAATAAAACTGCACCTGATCTACTACGTTTTTAGCTATCATAGGATCTTTCATTAAGATCTTAAATTCTTTTTCTGTAACTATTTTATTTTCTATCTTTGAAGCTTCTGCTTGAAGTTTGCTCATACATTCTTGCTGATAAGCAACTAATTGCTGTTGCATCATTTCTTGAGCTTTTTGCATTTCAAGTTCATAACGTTCTGGAAGCATATCTCCTGATTGTACAGCTTCCTGCATTTGACGTTGCTGTTCTAACAATTCAACCTCAGCCTCTGCCTGCATTTCACGAACCATTACATCACATTGAGCCTTTAGTTCTTTTAGCTCTTGTTGATTTGGTGGTATTCGATAGAATAAACTAATATAAGACATTTTAATCTTTTCATATACTTCAAAAAACTCAACCAATTGATCCATCTCTCCAGTAGGCAAGACAGCCCAATCATCACCTTGATTATCATTATAGGCAAATAACTTCTGATCATCATCTCCCATAGATCTAACAGAATAGTTATTATTCATTTGTTCATTACTACTTGATTGGGAGATTTTTCTTTTATGATCGGGAAAGATTTTCATTAGATGATTCTTTGGAAGAACTTTACGAATCATTATATATGAAGCATCACTAAATAGCATATCCCTAGACTTTGGATCAACATATAGATCAAAAGGCTCTGGTTGCTGTATAACAACTTCTCCCATTCCATTGTCTGCATCCTTATCTACAGTAACAAGAAGATATCCAATTCCCTTTGTAACTGAATCATTAATAGCATTTGTATATAAAGTAGAGCCATTGGAGTTATGCCATACATAGTCAGTAAGATCAGAAAATACAGAAGCAACATTAGTATCACTTCCTTCTACACCTATAGCCTGCCATCTAGGAGATTTTGCAGTTGCATAAAAATTAAGCATCTCAACTACTGGAAGTATCCTATTGATTGTAAATGTAGGCATTCCCTGTTCTTCTAGGGAATCTTTATCTTGACTGGCTAGCTGTTCATCATGTGCAAACTCATAACCTTTTTGGTTTATTTTCTGCCACTGTCTTCGGGTCGTGTTGTCCGCTAGGTTGTATAATTGTCGAATCTGGTCTACTTTCTTGTTTGTTTTTGCCATTCTTACATTCCTTTTTTGGTAAGTGAATGTGATCTACGTCACAAATTTTTGGACAGCTGTAACTCTCCTGCGGACACTCATTTGTAATATAATCGCCATACCTAAGAGTTCCTAGTATTAATAATCCAAATAATCCATTCCATATAAACACAATTTCATTTATGTACTCCCCTAGAAAATGACCATACTGCTATATTGATCATTCCTATCCCTAATAAATGATAGCCACCCCCATAGGTATACAAATAAAAATTGAACAATCCTACCATTAGGTTTAACCATCGTGTTGCTTGGAACATTTCATCTCTTTTTAACCCCATCATTCGCATGCATTCTCCTATCATGCTCTTCTAAGGTCTCAGCTATTTCATTCTCTGAAGGTTCGTCTATCAAAATTCCAAAATCTTTAAATAACCATTCTGCCAACATTTCCGCCATAATATCTTTTACATTTTTTGACATTATCTTAATCCACCTCCGCCTCTTCTGCGATCACCTTTGTGCCTTTTGCCACGCTTCCTAGCTTCAATTGCGTATACATAATCATATTCATTAAATAATGAGCCCTCTATAGCTTTAGGTTGCTCGGTATTAAGCAATATGGAAAGAACAATAAATTCTATCATGCTGTTATCCACGATTTAGCTGTAGGCTTTTCTTTATACCATCCAGTCTTTGACTCTTGTAAGCCACTTGGTGGATGTGCATATTTACAAGCATAAGCTAAAGCATCTATTGTATCATCATGAGCCATTCGTGGCCCGAATGTCATTATTTCTCTATGTAGGTCATATTGTGTTTTCTTAATATGCACCTGACCTACTGCAAATCTTTGAGCAAGTATTTCTTGTATTCTATCTCTTTTACTCATTCTATTACCGGGTTTCTCTTCTTTAAATGGAATAATAAATTCATTACGCCTTCTCATCTCTGCACGTATTGCCTGAAATATAGGTTTAGACATTGAAGTATCTTCTATTGTGAACAATGTCGGGCTATAAAATTTAGCATACTCAAATATATAATCTACTATTCCTTTTTTGTCGGTTCCAGAAATACCAAGTACAGGTAGGGTTCTATTACGTATATAATCAAGAACATAAATATTATTGTCCGGAGTTACTGCTACTACAATTAAAACACTAAAATCAGTATTTCTTCTTGCTGAATCAGTTGCCGGATCTACTCCTACAAAAATATTACAGGGTTTAGGGTCATCCCCATCGGGAATAACGAACATAACTCCAGTATCAGCATCCTTAGTAAAAGTGCCATCCCAATACTTAACATGATCCCTATTAAAAATTGAATCTTCTTCACTTTGTACCTCCATCATATATTCTTGATAGAACTTTTGTGGTGTACCACTATCGGAATAGAACTTCTTCTTTCTTTCCATTTCCTGATGACCAAACCAAGAAGGCCATAAGGTATTTCCATCTTCCATTAAAGCTTTATATGTAATAACCTTCCAAGAATAATCTTCTCTTTCTTTTAAAGATTGTTCATGCCCTACTAAAATCTTTTGAATAAAGCTATCATAATGAACAGGCGTACCATTTATTCTGAGTCGTCCTGTTTTCGGTTCCAATGCAGGAAAGACAACAGCCGTAACAAGGTTGGATATTTTTGACCTTGACTCAGGAGTAATAGTGTTATTCTCGTCTTCAAAATCATCCAGAACAATAAGATCATATCTTTTATGAAGCTTGGCCCCACCACGAATACCAGAAAGATTACTCTTAGAAATAAGTTTCGTACCATTTTTAAGCTCGATATCATCTTCAGTCCATTTCCTTCCTTTTAAATCACCGAAATAATAACGTATTTTATCATTAAATTCAATGTGATATTTTATATAATCTAAATTAGGGACAGAGATCTTAGAGCTTGCAGCTACCCATCCATAAAACAAAGGTTCTGTTGTGAAACAGAAGTCATGCAGGATGTTGCATTTAGTAAGAACGGTCTTACCATGACCCCTGGGTAAAATAACTGCAAGCTGTCTATGATCAAAATCCATTAAAGCATCAGCTACCTCATAGTGAAAGAATGGAGTTTCTGATCTTTCAAAATCATCTGGGAGAAAAAGCTTTCCAAAAGCAATTAAGTCTTTATGTGCTAATTGAAGGTCTTCTTCTGCTTTAGATACATTATGAGTATTAATATTTGCCATTAAAACTTCTTTGTTATACCTAATCTAATATCATCTCTATATCCGCTATATGGAGATATTTTATTTATATCAAGATCAAACATAAGATCCTTACCAAACCTTTTCTGGAAATTTATATTCTTTTTACGCCAATCAATATTAGTTTCAATACCCCATGCATCTGCTTTTACTTGACCGCTTTCAAATATACCATATAAATCTTTACCAAGGTAGTCCTGGAGGCTGCCCTTAATAGTTTTTAATGAATCTGATAAAGTAGGTTTAGCCATTTAGTAAGATACTTTTCTCCCACTAATACGACTTTTGAGAGTATGAATTAACTTACCTGTTTCCAGATCTCTTGCGAACCTATCAAAGCCTGGTTCTCCGAATTTTAGATTACGCTGATAATCAATATTCTTAGCTGGTGTAGGATTATCTTTATAAAATTTACTAGCACTCATTTTTAGCTGGTCAACATCTCCTTCATATACATCTAGCAGAAGATCCCCTGCTTTATGATAATATTCAGGATCACTATCTCTAGACTTGCCAAACTTTTCTTGTATGTAAGCAGGGCTTAAGTTATCTAAAAATTGAGAAAAATCTAAGTTCTCAAACTTACCTTTCTTCTTGTCTTCAGAATATAACTTCTCTAAGAAAGAGTAAGCCTTTGCATCATACTTAGCTTTTTCTTTAGGACTTGCATTAATATTATACTCTGATTCAGTAAACATTTTGTCAGAAATGCTACTAGTTGCTTTCTGCATATTGCTAAATGCCTTGTTATCGTAGTCTGCCATATCTTTCCTCTTGTTTTTTAGTTAACGCCTTCCATCTAGGCGTATTAAAGTAATCTCTAATTTTTTGTGCTGGGGTCTTTTTATGCAAGAAAATTATCCGAAATATCTGAGTTCAGGACATGGCCTACAACATCATTATTCATAATATCTTTGAATGTTTTTTTTGCCCTTTTATTCCAACCTCCTTGGAAATTCTTTCCAACATCCTTGCTAATATTTTTTGTTTTAAACGTTTCTCCTTCACCTGTGTAATATGATTCCTGATGTTTTATTATATTATTCATTAACACATTTCTTAATTGTGGATTATTATAAATCTGTTTAAATGCTTTTGTTGTTTCGTCTCCCATAAATCCGTCTGCACTTATTTCTTCCCCCATATCCCTCAACGATCTTTGCATTATTTCTGTCCCTATCCCTGCCCCAGCATTAATAGCAATATCTGCCATCTTAAATGCAAATTCATTTTTACCATAATTACTTCTGGTAGCTTTTAGAAACTCATCCTTATATATTGTATGTGCATCTTCTTTGCTTAGAGTTTTTAGATCTATTTCAGAACCAGTCTTCCCTTTAAAAAGCTTTCCGTCTTCCCCCCCTTTATAAGCTAGCTTTAAAAATTTTCTAGATATTCCATAATTAGTTTCTCCACCCGGATCATTAAGCTCTTCGGCCTTTTCAGCAGATACATAGCCTCCTTCATGGCCCTTAGAAGTAACTAAGTTTAAAAATTGATTTTCTTTATCCTCCCAATTCAAATC